GTGTCTTATCGCTCACAAAAAAACGCCCACCCTTGCTTAAATTACATCTACGGCATGATGCAACTAAATTATCATCAGTATCTAATCCACCTAATCGTCTAGGTATCACATGATCCACAGTAGTAGCCTCTTGATTGCAGTATTGGCAAATGAACTGATCACGCCTCAAGATGCGACTGCGTATCTGTCGCCATCTATGCGTTGAACCTGTAGTTCTTAAAGCTGATTTACTCAATACCATCCCTTAATCTTATGATGCTTTAGTGCATTGCAAGGATTATCATACCTGTGTTTAATGTAATTCAATCCTCTATCTATCTGCTTTATAGGACTTAACTCTTTTAATCCTAATATCTGAGGAATACCAAACGCACTTGATCTAGGGTTCTTTGCTTTGTAATTCCATCTTGATTCTTTATACCATAACTCATCTACACAATAGAACTGTTCAAATGAATAATCTAAAGCATGAAATGTATATTGCTTTAACTTAGGTATTGACCAACTTACGGAATGTGCTTTTTCAAAGCCTATAATGTTGGCTAAACATAGAGCGATCCCAACTAGCATGCACCTCGCGAGCGATGCCTTCGGGCTCGCGTTTTGGCTTTGAGAGCCAATGCGACTAGAGCATACCGCACCTGTCAAATCAGAATCACATAACCGCAGGTCAGACGGCGTGTCGATCATATTGACATCCAGCCTTCATATTCTGCATCAGGATTATTTGTTATCCATTGCTCACGCAATTGGTTCTGGTAAATCCAATTCATTTCGTGTTCTCCTTGATCATGAGAATCGCACATGTATGGCACTCCTTATCTGCAAACATCCAAGATCCGCATTTAGTGCAGCGCATTACAGGCTCTTGAGTGTCGGTTGATTCAGCTAGATTCTTTGTGCCTATGGCTTGACATTTAAGACATTGAAAGACTCTAAATCCTTCATGAGAGTCATATCCATCAAGCCACATAAACTCAGAGTTGGCTGAGCAAAAATTGCACCTGAACTTAACCAAGTTTTCCTGCCCAACCAGTTCCCTTAAAGATTGTAGGCACAGCTGTATAGACACGCCTTAAAGGCTTATCACATACTTGACAATGAGGGATTTTATGATCCATTGGTAGATCCAATACAATCAGCGTTCCCTCACCATCACACATGTAATCGTAATTAGGCATGATACGGAATCCTGTTGATTGTGTGGCAGGAATAGCATCGAAGCAGATCGCCCTCATGAAGTAATCTGTCATCGTTGCATGTATCGCAAGTAATTGTTGATGGCTCTATTTTAACTCCGTCATCCGTAAAGGTAGCGGTTAAGCCAGAGCCGTCAATGATTTGTAATTCACCCATTTATTCACCTCCTTCAAAATACCATTTTCCATTAGCTGTAAGTTTTGCCCACTTGGCTTCACATTGTTTGGCTTTGCAAACATAACCATAATAAGGCTTACCTCCTTTTGAGATTCCTTCTTTGAGAATATGACCATGCTGGCATGCTGGTGGCTCATTCGGTGTTGATGCACCAATCTCAGCTACAACATCACCAACTGACCATGCAACTGGTTCAGGCTTCTTGTCAGCTGCAAAACTATCTCTAAGGATTGTTTCAATCTGTGCTGATTTAGTGCCGGGTTTGCCATACATGTTTTGACGGCTTTCCAATTTCTCTTTGAATGATGGATTGGTTTCAACCTTTTTCATGTCATCTTTAGTGGCAGTTTTGTCAGATCCTTTGAGTAGGATTATTGCCCTTCCTAAACTGCTTGTAGCTGTATCCTCAACATAAAACTTTTTCATGTTAGGAATGTAAGTTTCCCTTGATCCAAAAGCTATGTTTGAAACAGCCGGAGATGAATCCTTCGAATCACGCCACAGCGTTGCTTGCACCAAGATATAACCCTTTTCGGCATCATGACTAATTACTGAAATATCTGATCTACCCATCGGATAATTGGCAATGAACCATTTGTTTAGCGTTGCCACATCCTCATAATCCTCAAGATTAAATGCCATTATTCATCCTCCCAGCTTTCGTCTTTGACTGCGTCGAGCACAGTTTTATAGACAGCACCATAGGCGATGAAGTCTTTGATACTGTCCTCATGATCTGGTGTTTCTGTAAGCCTAGAAACCTTGACCAATGCCATACATAATGCAACCTGGTGTGGTGTGATAGGGAAATCGAGATAGGCAGACCATAGACCTGCAATTCGTTTGTGATTGTAGAATGGATGACCATAGACACTTCCGCGCTGTTGCAGCGTAGTAATGACCTCATCAAACAAAGCCTCAGTTGTGCTTTTCATAATCAAACAGTTCATCAGATTTGCGCTTGTTTTCGATCATTCGGCGGTGCATATCAAAGCCATCCTTACGCCCTCTCCAATAGGCGGTATCTTTGGCATTGCCTAGTGATGAGAAATAAAACATTACTGCAAACATTGTTCCAAAAAATATCCAAGCAGCTTGTAAGTCGCTCATTTTGTTGCCATCTCCCTTATTACTTTTGGCATCGCAACCGGATTTCGGTCATCGATTACTTTATATGTTGCTCCTGACGGATGAACCGAAGGTGCAGCTGCAACATAACCCTTCCATTTGATATCAATTCCATCGTTTAATTTACCTCTAAATACATCAGATTTATCAGCTGTATAATAAAGGTGCAACCCATCACCAGTTTGAACTGTATAAGTAGGCTCGAACTCTGGCAGTAATTCGCCACCATTTCGGTAATCAATATCAAAAACAACCAAGCCTGATTGATAACAAGCAATGCCTATATTGATTTTTTGATCGTAGTCAAACCAAAAATTGATTAGTTTGCTATCTGTTGATGCTGATAAATAAGCCCTTTGAGCCAAGTCAAAGTGCGGATCTTTCTTGCGTGGCAATAATGGCAAAACTGCCCATCCTCGCTCTGCATATTCTAAAGCTGTATCTCTACTGCCTAGATCTAGTTTCATGTCGCTCCCTACATATCCACATATCTTGTGGATACATAAAGTTTGACCTAAATCAAGTTATTTATCTACCTGAGTGTCGGCGTGTTCTATAACGATTAGATAACGCCAAGATCCTCAAATTCATCGATATGAGTATCAATCGTGCGCTCGATATAGTCTGTTTCACGCCCCATACGACTTTCCAAGAGCTGTGAATGAGCCATCCTTATTGATCGGAATAAGCGTGGGAGTCATGTTTTTGCCGTTCCATTCTAAAATGACTACGCCCATTTGCCAGTTAGCGATCCCTTTTATGTAAGTCGCCTTGGCTTTGTTCATGAGGTTTCCGGTTTCTATACCGTAAATTGTCCTGTATTGCCCTCCTAAGCCCTCAGAAAACGATGACAGACCCAATTTATGGGTATGCCCACAAACGACGCTCTTACCGACCTTTTTGGCAAGATTTAGGGCAGTTAAACCGGCATTAGGATTTGAGTTGCTTTCATCTCCGTGGGCTAATATCCAATTTTTTTCAAACTCATAAAAAGTTTTGTGAAAGGTAATGCCTAAGCTGTCGAAATCCATGAACTTGGCGTATTGCAATTCTGGAAGGCTAATCAGCCCCGGCACTTTCAAAAGTGTGTTGTAAAGCCGATCTGTATGGTTTGATCTGACAATATGGGCTTCCTTGGCATTTTCAGTTAATGCCCAAAGAATGTCTTGAGTTGCCTTGCGGTCAGCATCAAGGGTTTGCTGATAAGCCAAAGGTGTTTTCTCAGCCCATCGAGAAATGGTTTGAAAGTCAATCTCATCGCCAACGCATAGAACGCTATCAAACTTCTCACGGCGTGCCAGTTTAATGACATTCTTGACAGCTGCTTCATGGTGGTAAGGAATTTGTAAATCTGAAATTACCAGATATCGCTTAATCGTCATCCTCATCCGGAGTAGGAATAATTGGGATAATTCCAGTATCGCCCACGATCCAGTCAGGCATTGATTCAGGATTATCCATTAGATAAAGCGCAACAGACTCATTGAAACCAGCCTTGCGTGCAGCTTTAAACATTTCATGTTTTGCAATGTAAAAAACCTCTAACTTTGTTAAAGGCTCAGGAGAACGGCGAACGATACGACGATTGATCTTTTTTCGTTTAGATGATTTTCGTGTGTTCGCCATGGCAAAATTATCGCTTGCTAATTAAGACAAATAGATCATCGACACGCTGTTCAAGTCGATTGATTTGATCTTTGATTGAACTGCCTGAGTTTGGCTTTAGTTCAGAAAGGTAAGATTTAATAACCCAGCGCAGACCCAGCAATAAACTGCTTGATACGGCGCAAACGCCAACGGCGACAGCGACCCACTCGTTCAATGTCATTTCGCATTAATTCCATAATCAGCTTCGCTCCCGGATTTTGGATCTAATGCCTTGGCTAATGGTGCAACTAATGCTCCAGCCAATACTGCTAACTCTGGTCGAATATCAGCAACAATTGCTAATGCAACTGTAATGCCGGAGGCAGCCACAGCTCTTAGGTATGACTTAATAGCAGCCTTATGTTTGTTTGATAGTTTCATGCCTTGCCTCCTAGTAG